GTTGGTGGTACAGGCCCTGCTGGTTCAACTGGTCCTCAAGGTCCCGATGGTCCTCAAGGTGTTATAGGCCCCGAAGGTCCTCGCGGTCCTCAAGGTGAGCTTGGTAATACAGGCGCTACGGGTGACCAAGGTGTTACGGGTATCCAAGGTGTCACAGGTGAGACAGGTCCCGTAGGTCCTCAAGGTATCCAAGGGGTCATTGGCGACCAAGGTCCTATTGGATTCACAGGTTCAACAGGAGCACAAGGTCCTGAAGGTGATGCTGGTCCTATGGGGCCAACAGGTTCTACAGGTACGCAAGGCCCAACAGGAGCTACAGGTTCCCAAGGACCTGAAGGTGATGCTGGCCCAACAGGAGCCACAGGTTCTACAGGTGTCAAGGGAAGTACAGGCGATACAGGTTCGCAAGGTCCCACAGGCAACGATGGTCCGCTTGGTCCCACAGGACCTCAAGGCCCTATCGGATTTACAGGTCCTGTAGGCCCAATTGGTCCACAAGGTATTCAAGGTGACTTAGGCAACAAAGGCCCTGATGGTGACCAAGGTCCTTTAGGTCCTCAAGGGTCGGTAGGTAGTGAAGGTCCACAAGGCCCCACTTCTTTAGGTCTAGCCTTTGGACGTTTCAGCATGGACCCCGTAACGGGAATGCTATCGGTAGATTACTACGGAAGCGCGAATGACCAAGACTTCAATATAAATTCTAACGGTGAACTGGAGATAACAATCTAATGCCCACTTTAAATATAGGCAAGATACGCTTTGCCCTCAAAGGTAACTGGTCTTCTTCGACAGCGTATGAAACTTTCGACGCTGTTAAGTACAACGGCAGCACTTACGCTGCTATTCAAAACTCGGCTGCTGGTACAGTACCATCGGCACAACCTACCGTTTGGCAACTTATAGCTGAGAAAGGTAATGAAGGCGCTACGGGCGCAACTGGTAACGTCGGTCCTCAAGGTACAACAGGCACAACAGGTGCAGTAGGCCCTCAAGGTTCCCAAGGTGATACGGGTCCACAAGGCCCTGTAGGCAACACTGGTCCTACAGGACCTACAGGAGCTACAGGTGCTGATGGCGACACAGGTAACACTGGGCCTCAAGGTCCTGTAGGCAACACAGGTCCTACAGGTTCTACTGGTTCGACAGGTGCTGATGGTGATACAGGTTCGACAGGTCCCCAAGGCCCTGTGGGTAACACTGGCCCGACAGGTTCAACTGGTAGTACAGGCCCACAAGGTCCTCAAGGTGACACTGGCAACATTGGGCCTCAAGGTGTCTCAGGTGCTGTTGGTAATGATGGTGCTCAAGGCCCTACTGGTTCTACTGGTCCTCAAGGCGATACTGGTTTAACAGGCAGTCAAGGTAGTACAGGTAGCCAAGGTCCTACGGGGCCTCAAGGTGACACAGGTCCGACAGGCGGTACTGGACCACAAGGTCCTGCTGGTCCTACAGGTTTAACTGGTAGCACAGGTGCTGTGGGTCCTTCAGGTCCTACGGGTAACACTGGTCCTACGGGTAACACTGGTCCTACAGGCAATACAGGTCCTCAAGGTCCTCAAGGCCCTACAGGTTCTACAGGCTCACAAGGCCCAGTAGGAGCAACCTTCAGTAAGAGTGGTACAACTCTCTACATTACAACCTAATAGGAGGTCACTATGAGTCAATCATTTGACCTAACAGGCCCAAGTGTCACTACGCACGTTCAGTTCAATGGGGCTGACTGTGAAAAGATGATGCTTAACGGTACTCGGATTTGGGAGAGGTATATAACTCAACAGCAAGTTTGGGTAACAAGTGGTTATAACACCACACAGGAAACTCTAGTGGCTACCTATTGGTCTTGGTGGTACTCAAACAATGGTACTCGCTGGGGCAGTGATGGGTGGTCATCATGGTACGGAGGCAAGTGGGTGGTTAACGGCTCACTTCTTGGGACGGGAATGGGCGTAATGTGGTCAGGGGGTTATAAATACACATGGGGTGGTAGCTACTTTTGGCTGGGTAATGCAAACGCTACACACCATCAAATATTTAAATACTCCGTATCTACCGTATGGGTAGACACCTCTGGATATGAAACTCAAAACGTCACCGCTTACTACTATTAACAACAGGAATAACTAATGAACACATTCATTCACCAGAACGGCTTAAGCCTGATTGAGAAAGATGGTAAGCGTCTTGAGGCTTTCCTAAAGCCAGACTTCAGCTTCCAATATGATGACATCCAATTCCATGAGAACTCTCAAGGCTATGTCTTAAATGATAACTGGATAGACTTCACACCTGAACAAACACAAGAGCTTACGGACTACATCAATGGTCAGGAAGAGAATCCTCAAGGACAAATTAACTTTGAGTCCATGATGTATCTACAAGAAACTGATTGGTACTTAACACGTAAGTTTGAGACAGGTGCGGCAGTTCCACAGGACGTTCTAATCAAACGTCAAGAAGCCAGAGAAGCTATTAATAAGGACTAACTAAATGTCTACCATGACCGACTACGATGCAGGACGCTTAGTGACTCTCGTAGAAACTCTAGGCAACCAAGTCGAATCACTTAATGAAACAACGGTCACACTATCTAAGCGCATCAATGAACTTGAAAAACAGTTGGTCAAAGGCAAAGGTTTCCTAGCGGGAGCTATGCTGTTGTCTATGGGCCTTGGTGGTGTTGGCACTTCTTTCCTAGCTAAATGGCTAGGCACTTAAAAACTACTATTTAGTTTATATGGACTAACATTTAGTTTATATGGACTAACAGGACATTCTTATATGAACTCTCTCAACCCCTTTGCTGGGATTGCTGGGAGTGTCATGGAAGGTCTTGATGACTTGTTCACATCTGAAGAAGAGAAAGCAAATGCTACTCTGAAGATGACTGAACTCCTCCAGAAACCTCACAACCTACAAGCGATGGCTAACATCGAAGGTGCGAAGCATCGCTCTGTGTTTGTGGCTGGTTGGAGGCCTGCAATAGGCTGGGTATGTGCTGTTGGCTTAGGCTATCAGTTCCTTATCCTGCCCTTTGCTGGACTTATCAACGCATTCTATGCACTTCCTGCAGAACTTCCAGCTATTCAAGCAGCAGAACTCACAACTCTCGTTATGGCATTACTTGGCTTAGGCGGTATGCGCTCCTACGAGAAAGCTAAAGGACTAACACGATGACACGCAAGCTAGATGAAATCTTATCTGAGCTACATGAGTGTCTGGCACAGCAACTATTGGACAGAATCCAAGATGGTGAAGCTAAAGCCAGTGACTTAAACGTAGCCCGTCAATTCTTAAAAGACAACGGTATTGATGGTGTGCCTACACAAGGCAACCCATTGGACAATCTCACACATATGCTTCCATCCTTCGATGAGATGGAGCTTCCTCTACAGTAGGTGATTAATGGTTACACACAGTGACCCTATAAAGGGAGACTTCCGTAAGTTTCTCTTCATAGTCTGGAAGACTTTAAACTTACCCGACCCAACGCCCATTCAATACGACATGGGTTCTTATCTACAGACAGGCCCAAGGCGTTGTGTTGTAGAAGCTTTCCGAGGAATCGGTAAGTCATGGATTACATCTGCCTATGTGGTGTGGTTGTTGTATTGTGACCCACAACATAAGGTGCTAGTAGTATCAGCCTCCAAAGAACGTGCTGATGCTTTCTCTACGTTTACCAAACGGCTTATCAATGAGATAGAACTACTGTCTCACCTGCGTACTCGCTCTGGACAACGTGATTCAGTGATAGCGTTTGACGTTGGCCCTGCCATGCCAGACCATTCACCTTCAGTTAAGTCTGTTGGTATCACAGGTCAGCTAACAGGTTCCCGTGCTAACACTATCATCGCTGATGACGTTGAGGTTATGAACAACTCAGCTACTCAGACCATGCGAGATAAACTCTCAGAGGCAATCAAAGAGTTTGATGCTGTTCTGAAACCCAATGGTCGTGTTATTTATCTTGGTACACCTCAGACTGAGATGTCCATATACAACTTACTACCTGAACGTGGCTATGAGATACGCATATGGCCTGCTAGATATCCTACAGACAAGCAAGCGTTGATGTATCAGGGGAAGTTAGCCCCTTTCATAGAGCAACGTAGAGCTGAATCTGAAGGTAAATCAACAGAACCTGAACGATTCACTGACATAGACCTCATGGAACGTGAAGCATCCTACGGTAAGGCAGGCTTTGCCCTACAGTTCATGCTTGATACCACGTTAAGTGACGCTGATAGATACCCATTGAAGCTCTCAGATTTGATTGTGTGTGCTTTAAATCCTAAGAAAGGTTGGGCTGACCTAGCGTGGGCTTCTGGCCCTGCACAAGTTGTCCTTGATGTTCCTGTTGTAGGCTTCACAGGGGATAAGTATTACTACCCCATGTGGAAATCTGATGACATGATGGACTTCCAAGGTTCAGTGTTGTCCATTGACCCGTCAGGCCGTGGTAAAGACGAGACAGCTTACGCCATCGTGAAGATGCTTAACGGTTATCTCTATGTCACTCAGTGTGGTGGCTTTGCTGGTGGTTATGATGATAAGACTTTACAGCGTTTAGCTACTCTAGCGAAAGCTGAACAGGTCAATGAGATTATCATAGAGAGTAACTTTGGTGATGGTATGTTTAGTAAGTTACTGACACCGTTTATCCAGAAGACTCACCCTTGCACAATCAACGAGGTGCGCCACAGTAAGCAGAAAGAACTCCGTATTATAGATACCCTTGAGCCTGTCATGATGCAGCACCGTTTGGTGGTGGATGAGAAGCTTATCAAGGAAGACTATGAGACAGCCAAGGAGACTTCCTACAGCCTGTTCTACCAGATGACTAGATTGACTAGGGATAGAGGCGCAATCATCCACGATGACCGCTTAGACGCTCTGAGTATCGCTGTA